GGGCGGCGCACGATATGGCTGATCGGAGCGTTCCTGTGGGAACCCCGACCATCTGAGCATCGCTCCAGGTGAGCGGCTTGATCCCCCGTCTGACCAGGCAAGACGGTAACCCACCTTGCCCCGGTATGTCCGCCGCTCCCACCGCACGCAAGGAGGCGTCCATGAGCGTCTCCGGCGCCAAGCCCACACCCCACCTCCAGGCCGTCCGTGAGGGTTCCTTCCGTCCCGACCGCCAGAACGAGGGTGCCCGTTTCGCTCCGGTGGACCCCGTGGAGCCGGCGTGGGACGACGTGTTCCCCGGGCGAACCAAGGACGCCAAGGAGACGCGCGCCTATGCCGCTGCGCTCTGGGCTCGCATCGTGCCGGCCCTGGTGATCTCGACTGGTCTCACCGAGACCCAGCGGGAGACCGTGACGGACTACGTGGTGACCGCCACCCGCATCTGGCAGGGGGAGCGCGCGCTGTCCCTCCAGGGCCTGGTGGTCCAGACGGAGCGGGGCATGGTCAAGAATCCTTGGACCTCCATTCTCAACGCGTACCGCTCACACTTCCGTTCGCTGACTGGCGAACTGGGTCTGTCTCCGTCGGCGGCCTCCCGCATTGCGGCCCCCGATACAGGAGACAACGACGATGACGACACCTTTGACTGACAGCTTGGGACTCTGGAAGCAGGAACTTCCCGTGCCGTATGCCTCGCTCCTGGAGCTAGGCATGACGGAGGAGGAGGTTCTGGACGGGTGGGAGCGCCGCCCCCTCCACTGGACATGCCAGGCCCCGGGGCACCCGGGCGCCTATTTCTCCGTGGAGCACGCTGCGCGCGCCCTCAAGGCCGTGGAGTCCTTCAAGCACACCAAGGGTCGATGGGGCGGCACGCCGCTCCGTCTCCAGACCTGGCAAAAGGTGTGGGTGATCTTCCCCATCTTCGGGTGGGTCTACTTTGACACGGAGATTCAGCGCGTCCTCCGGGTGATCCGCTCCGCGTGGGTGGAGATCCCCCGCAAGGCCGGCAAGTCCACGCTGTCCTCCGGCATCGCCCTCACCCTCCTCCTGGCAGACCGGGAGATGGGTGCGGAGGTCTACGCCGCCGCTGGTTCGCTTGAACAGGCCGGCCGTGTCGCAGAGGACTGCAAGCGCATGGCGATGACGTCCAAGGCCGTGCGCGGTCGCGTGGACGTCCTCCGCAACGTCATCCGGGTGCCCCGCACCGGTGGACTCTTCCGGCCCCTTTCCAAGGTTGCCGAGACTGCTCACGGGCTCAACGTGTCCGGGGCCATTGTGGATGAGGTCCACGTCCACAAGTCCCGTGACCTCATCGACGCCATCGAGACCGGCGTGGGTGCCCGTGACCAACCGCTGGTTGTGTACATCACCACGGCGGATGAGGGCGTTGAGGGCTCCATCTACGACGAAAAGCACACGTACACCCTCCGGTGTGCAGAGCGCGTCGTGACGGACACACAGCAGTACGGCGTGATCTGGGCCGCCGCTGCGGATGCTGACCCGTTTGCGGAGGAGACCTGGCGCCGGGCCAACCCGGGCCTGGGCGTTTCGCCCTCGCTGGCGTACATCCAGCGCGAGGCCAGCAAGGCCAAGGCCACCCCCTCTTATCTCCCGACGTTCCTCCGCCTCTCCCTCAACAGGCGCATGCGTGCGGCCACGCGGTGGCTCCCGCAACCGCTGTGGGACGAAAACGCTGGCACCGTCGACGACAAGAAGTTCCGATACAGGCGCGCGTGGGGAGGCGTTGACCTCTCCGCAGTGTCCGACCTCTCCGCCTGGGTGCTCGCTGTCGAGTCCCGGCAGAAAGGCGTGGAGCTGGAGCTGGTCTCCCGGTTCTGGTTGCCGGAGGAGCGGCTGGACGAACTGGAGGCACAGCTCCACGTCCCGCTCCGCCAGTGGGCCAAGGAGGGATGGCTGACCCTCACGGAGGGCGATGCCATCGACTACACGGCCATTGAAAAGCAGATCATCACGGACTGCCGGCGTCTGGACGTTCAGCGTGTCTCGTACGACCGGATGTTCGCTGGCCAGATGGTCCAGCGGCTGGAGTCCAAGACCCGGGGCGTAGACGTCGTACCCGTGGCCCAGACGTACCTCGGAATGTCGCCAGGCTCCAAGGAGCTGGAGCGCCTCCTCCGGGAGGGCCAGATCCGACACGGCGGTAACCCCATCCTCCGCTGGAACGCGCTCTGTTGCGAGGTCTACACGGATGGCAACGACAACATCCGCCCCGTGAAGCCGGACCGCAACAAGTCCTCATCCCGCATCGACGGCATCGCGGCCTCCGTGATGGCCCTTGACGGATACGTCCGTCGTCCACTGCGCAAGGCCCGTGCGGCCAGCGCGTAACCCCTACCCACTCCCTGGAGGTGACCATGGCGGAAACGCCCCTGGCAACCGTCCGGCGCCTCCACGCCAAGCTGGTCAAGCGCAAGACGTACGCCGACAAGTGGTCCAGCTATTACGAGGGTCAACGACCGCTCCTGTTCGCCTCGCCTGAGTTCTCCCAGATGTCGGGGGGCCTGTTCGATGGGTTCTCCGACAACTGGTGTCAGGTGGTCCCGGACGCCATGGTGGAGCGACTCCGCCCGGTCGGGTTCCGCCTGGAAGACGGCACGCTGGACAAGGCCGCTTGGAAGGCCTGGCGCTCAAACGAGTGCGACGTGGAGTTCGGCCTGGCCGCCCTGGAGGCGCTCCTGGCCGGCCGTTCGTTCGTCATGGTCTGGAAGCCGGACGGCATCAACACCGAGATCACGTTTGAGCATGCCTCCCAGGCCATCGTGGACTATGTACCCGGGCGCCGGCGCGTGCGTCGCGCGGCTCTCAAGGTCTGGACGGACGGCACGGTGGACTACGCCGTACTGATCACGCCCAAGGTCGTGTACCGGTACGAGAGGCTGGCCAACGGGACGGACGAGTGGAAGGCACGACGTACCGGCCTCGCACCCCAGGAGACGGCCCACCTGGCCAACCCCATGGGGGAGGTCTTCATGGTGGAACTCCCGAACCGGTCCCGTCTCCGGGGTAAGCCCCGTAGCGAGATCGAAACGGTGGCCCCTCTCCAGGACGCCATCAACACGCTGTGGGCCCACCTCCTAACCGCCGCTGACAACCTGGCGGTGCCGGCCCGTGCCGTCCTGGGCATGGACAGGCCTACCCGGGAGATCACGGACGATGAGGGCGAGGTCATCGGTGAGGAGGACCTCCCCATTGCGCCGTTCCGAAGGGACCGGTTGCTTTGGCTGGAGAGTCAGAACGCCTCCATTGCTGAGTTCTCCGCAGCGGACCTCACGAACTACACGAACGTCATTGAGGTGGCCGTCCGTCACGTGGCCGCACAGACCCGCACGCCGGCGTCGTACCTCACGGGCGAGATCAGCAACGTGTCCGCTGACACGCTGACCGCCACGGAGTCCGGTCTGGTGGCCAAGGTCCAGGAGGTCCAGCGCCACCTTGGGGCCGCTCTCCGTGAGGTCATGCGCCTGGAGGCCCTGGCCGCCGGGGACGTTGCCCGCGCGGCATCGCTGGCCCTGGGTGACGTGATCTGGAGGGACGCACAGTTCCGTTCGGATGCGCAGTACGCGGACGCGCTGACCAAGTACAAGGCCATTGGGGTTCCGGATGAGGCTCTCTGGGAGCGCATGCCGGACGTGACCCCAGACATGGTGGAGCGCTGGAAGTCCATGAGGACCGATCAGGCTGCGGCCATCGTGGGTGGGGACCTCGCCTCCATGTTCGGCTCCAAGCCGGAGCCCGGTGAGGAGGGCACGCCTCCCGCAGAGTAGGGAGTGACGCGTGGCCAACGAACCAGACCTGGGGGGTCTCACCCCTAGCACGTCCAGGGACGCCTCTCCGGCCCGCTCGCGGGCTCTTGCGGACGCCCGGTACCTCCAGGTCCAAAGCCTCACGCGAGGCGTTCTGACGGCCGTACAGGCCCTTTGGGTCACTGCCACCCCGGACCGAATCCTGGCCGCCATGGCGGGAGAGGTCGGAGCGGGCATCCTCAACGCTGTCCTGGCCGGCCAACTCGCCGTGGCCCAGGGGGCTAGCGCCTTTGTAGCCAACGCGATGCTGGCTCAGGGAGCCTCGCCCCAGGCTGCGGGGCTCTTGGTCCCGGGACAGCTTGCCGGGTACGCCGCTGACGGGCGGGCCCTGGCCACGCTCCTGTATCTCCCCGCCCTCACGACCGCACGCGCGCTCGCCCGTGGAGTCCCCGTGCAAGTGGCGTCTGTGATGGGTCTCAATCAGATGGCCCGCCTGGTTTCCACCACCCTGGCAGACACGGCCCGTACCGCTACCACAGTTGCGATGACTGCCACGGAGCGGTGCGTGTCGTACGTCCGTGTGGTGAAGCTCCCGGCGTGCGATCGATGCATCATCCTCGCTGGTCGGCAGTACACCTACAGCGAGGGCTTTAAGCGCCACCCCGGGTGTGACTGCGGCATGGAGCCGATGACGGACCGGGAGTGGAAAGCGTCGAACGGCCCCAAGGAACTCTACGCAGCCATGACGCCGGAGGAGCGAATCCGCCGGTTCGGCAAGGATGCCGTGGAAGCCATGGAGGCCGGCGCGGACATGGCCCAGGTGGTCAACGTGACTGGCCGCAAGGGCGGCGTGTCCACCGTGGAGATGTTCGGCAAGAAGGTCCAGGTGACCCGTGAGGGCACCACCAAGCGAGGCCTCGCCTCCACCTCCATGAAGGAAAGTTTCCAAAAGATCAAGGGCGAGCGCTACATGCGCACCACCGCCCCCCGCCTCACCCCGTCGGAGATCCTCCGCCAGGCCAAGGGTGACCGCGAACACCAGATCCGCCTACTGACCAAGTACGGCTACATCCAATAAGGAGCGATTCCAGGATGCCCGAAAACCCGAACCCCAACGGCCCGAACGACCAGGGCGCCAAGGACGGAGACCCTGCCAAGGACGGCCAGGGCAACCCGAACCCCAACGGCCCGGACAGCGGCAAGCCGGACGCCTCCAAGGACGGGGACCCCGCCAAGGACAAGGACGGGGAGGGTGCACTGGGGGAGGGTGGCCTCAAGGCCCTCCAGTCGGAGCGTTCCGCCCGCAAGGAGGCGGAGTCCAAGGCTGCGGAGCTGGAGGCGGAGGTCAAGCGACTCCAGCGTGCGAACGCTGCTGTCAAGGGACACGACCTGGAGGCCATCCGGACGGAGATCCGGGCCGAGTTTCAGACCCAGCTCCTGGAGTCGGAGATCCGGGCGGAGGCCAAGGGCAAGGTGGTGGAGGCCGGCGAGGTCGCCAAGCGCTACCCCGAGTACTTCAAGGACGTGAAGGCCGGTGACGCCGATGGGCTCACCAAGGCCGTGGCCAAGCTCCTGGAGGACAAGCCCTACCTGGCCGAGAAGACCGACGACAACCCCGGATGGGGTGACGTCGGAGGTGGCCAGCGCGAGGCCGTAGTGGACGAACCGTCGTCCCCCACGGACCGCCTCCGGCGTGCGTACGGAGCCACCAAGTAACTACCCACCACCTCCTCACATGAGGTGGTGGCCCCATCTCATGAGGAGTAACACATGGCACTGACTCTCGTGGAGGCGGCCAAGCTCTCCCAGGACGACCTCCAGCGAGGCGTCCTGGAGATCTTCGTTCAGGAGTCCAGCATCCTGGACCGTATCCCGTTCCTCACCATAGAGGGCAACGCGTACGCGTACAATGAGGAGGCCAGCCTCCCGGGCGTGGAGTTCCGTTCGGTGAACGAGGGTTACGCGGAGTCGACCGGCACCGTAAACCCCAAGTCGGAGCGGCTGGTCATCCTCGGTGGCGACGCCGACGTGGACACCTTCATCGTCAAGACCCGGGGCAACCTCAACGACCAGCGGGCCATCCAGACCCGCATGAAGGTCAAGGCCGTCTCGTACAAGTTCCAGGACCATTTCTTCAACGGTGACACGGAGGTGGACCCGAAGGGCTTCGACGGCCTCAAGAAGCGCCTCACCGGTGCCCAGGTCCTGGCCGCCGACGCCAACGGCATGGGTCCCGTGGCCGGCGGGCACGACTTCATGGACGCGCTGGACGCCCTCATCGCCTCCGTTCCCGGCCTCAACGGCTCGAACGGCGCGATCTACGCGAACCGCGCGGTCATCGCCAAGGTGAAGTCCAGTGCCCGGCGCCTGGGCGGCGTGGAGTTCATCAAGGACGCGATGACGTCCAAGATGGTCGCCACGTACAACGGCATCGCCCTCCTGGACCCGGGTCAGACCCCCGCCGGCGCGGACATCCTCCCGATGACCGAGACCCAGGGCACCGCCACCGATGCCTCCAGCGTCTACGCGGTCAAGTTCGGCCAGGACGAGACCGACCAGGCCGTTACCGGTCTGACCAACGGTGGCGTCACCGTGCGGGACCTGGGCGAGCTGGACTCCAAGCCGGTGTACCGCACCCGCCTGGAGTTCTTCACCGGCCTCGCGGTGTTCGGTGGTCGGGGCGCCGCGCGCCTCACCGGCGTCCAGGCCAAGTAAGGAGGAGGGCGTGGCAACGGCCCGCAAGCCCAAGTCCGCCCTCCCGGACCCGCACGACGGCACCAAGTGCGACGCCCCCAGGCTGGAGAGTTTCGATGCTCTCCGGCCCGGGGGCGACCCGGTGTCCGTCGTGCGCTGCCAGGAGTGCGGTTCACAGACAACCAAGTAGGGAGGCCGGGGAATGGCGCTGCCTCCTCTCGCCACGCCGGAGCAACTCGCAGCGTGGATGCAAACAGACGTGGCCAGCCTCCCCGGTGACCCCGCGCTGGTCCTGGCCGTGGCCTCTCAAGTCGTGCGCAAGCGTGCGCGCCAGTGGTTCACGGTCGGCACCACCGCCCCGGAGCTGTGTCCCCGGGACGGGTACGTGGACCCTCCGCAGCGTCCCGTGAGGGCCATCGTGTCCGTGACGGACGCCGACACGGGCGCCTCACTGGGATGGAAGTTCCGGCGGGGCAGGGTCTACGTTGGCCGGTACGTGGAGGCTGTGAAGCTCACGTACACGCACGGATACACGGAAGTGCCGGCGGACGTCCTGGGCATCGTCCTGGGTGCGGCCTCCCGCGCGCTGAGTAACCCGGACAACCTCCGCCAGGAGACCGTGGGGAGTATCTCCCTCACGTACTCCGTGGAGACCCTGGACGCCTCCCTCTCGGAGCGTGACCGGGACCTCCTGGACGCGTACCGGCGGGGTGTCGCGGTGGTGAGCACCGGGTGAGCGCGTACATGGACTCAGCGGTACGCCTCCGGGCCCCGTTGGTCACAGACAAGTACGGGAACACCACGACAGAACGGGACTGGACCAACCCGGACCGGTTCGCCATCACGGGTGTGTCCATCCAGCCGGACGGATCTTCGGAGACGAACGGGGACCGGGAGCTGGTCCTCACCGGCTGGAAGCTGTACACGCCCCGTGGCCGGGACCTGGACCTGGTGAAGACGGACCGTGTGGCGTGGGACGGGATGACCCTGGAGGTTGACGGGGAGATTGCCCGCTGGCGCTGGGGAGGCCGGGTCCACCACGTTGAGATTCGACTCAAGAGGGTGACCGGCTAGTGGCTAACCGACTCCGTATCAACTGGAACGTGGTCCACGACCTCCTCAAGAACCAGGAGACCCAGGAGGTCATCAGGGAGCACACGCGCCGGATCGACCGGGCCGTGGTCGGCCAGGGTGGACAGTCGCGTGTGGATTTCAGCGCGGAGGGCGAGCGCGCGCGTGGCGCTGTGATCGCCGGGTACGAACCGGGGGCCACGGCGGAGTCCACCCGTGCGCAGCTCCTCCAGGCGCTGGACGGGGGTGAGTGATGCCCCGTCCGGTGGTCAAGTTCCCGGACGCTGTGTTCGTGGTTGTGGAGTACCTCCGTATGGCCCTCTCCGGGCCTCCCGTGGGCTCCAGGGTCCCAGACCCCATGCCAGCGGAGTTCGTCCGCGTACAGCGCATCGGGGGCCTCCGTGGACCCATCACGGACCGGCCCCGGGTGGACGTACAAGCCTGGGCCACGACCGAAGACCGGGCCTGGTCCCTCTGTGAGGACGCCAGGGCGTACGTCATGGCGATGGCCGGTAAGCGGGGGGAGACGACCGTGTCCCACGTCTCCGAAGTAAGTGGCCCGATGTGGCTACCCGACGCCTCCACCGGCAGGCCCAAGTACGCGTTCGCCGTGGAGTTCACAACAAGAGGAGTTAAGCATGGCGGGTGACATCGCAAACCCCCGGCTGTGGGTGGGTGCGGATCTCTGGACGGCACCGGTGGGCACGATGCTCCCCACCGACCTGGCGACGGAGATGACGACCGTAGCGGCATGGAAGGCTGTGGGCCTCCTGTCGGAGGACGGGGCCAGCGAGGGCCGCGATGAGGACACGTCAGACTTCTACGCCTGGGGCGGGAAGCTGATCCGGGTCCGGCGGTCCAAGCACAAGCGGACCATCACCGTGACGTGCCTGGAGGACAACCTGGTCGTGTTCGGCCTGGTGAACCCGGGGTCCAGCGTGACCACGACCTCCGGCGTCAACACCCGGAAGATCCGCATCCCCAAGTCGGAGCGCGTGGCGTTCTGCCTGGAGCTGGAGGACGGGGACATCACGCGCCGGCGGTTCATCCGCCAGGGTGAGGTCACCGCAGTGGGCGAGGTCGCGCTGAGTGACTCCGCCCTCCAGGCGTTCGAGCTGACCATAACCATCTACCCGGACGCCGATGACGTCCTCTATGAGGACATCGACAACGACCCCCAGGGCAACGTCCCGGAGGTCCCGGCCGGCTGACCATCACCACCTCACATGAGGTGGTGATCCTGTAGGGCCCGTGTTCTGGGTGGGGCACGGGCCCTACGTAACCACCCACTCCACCCGCACTAGGAGACGAACATGGCCGCTGCGAGCGCCAAGAAGAACGACGCCACCGGCACCCCGACCCCGGTGGAGTTCAACGGAGAGACCTACACCGTTCCGCCGGCGGACGACTGGGACATTGACGTTCTGGAAGCGATCGATGACCAGCGCATCACCCACGCCCTCAAGGCCCTCCTGGGTGAGGGCCAGTACAAGACGTTCCGGACCCACAACCGCAAGGTCACCGCGCTGGGCGACTTCATGAACGCTGCCCAGGAGGCCGTGAAGGCGGGAAACTCCTAGGGCTCCTCCCGTTCCTGGAGGAGTACGGGGATGAGGTGGAGGCAGACCTGGCATTCCGCCAGGTTGACCTCCTGGACCTATGGCGGGGGAGGATCACGCCCCGGAAGCTGGACGTGATGATCCGGGGTCTTCCCCCCGACTCCGCCACCCGAATCGCCATGAACGGCAAGGAGCCGCTGTGGTCCCGAACGGACTACATCCTGGCGGACCTCATCGACAGCAACAACGGTGTGGCGTGGCTGGTGGCAAACCAGGAAGTCCCCGTGTGGAAACGCGGTAAGTACCCGGACCCGTATCCCCGTCCGGGGATGGAGTCCCGCAAGAAGGAAATCACGCTGGCGGACCTTGAGGCGTTCCGCGAACGAACCACCAAGAGGTGACCGATGCCCGCTCCTGAAATCGCAGTCGCGTACGTCTCCATCGTCCCCTCTCTCCAGGGGTTCCAGGGGGACCTCCGGCGACAGGTTATGGGCCCCACGGAGGAGGCCGGCCAGGAGGCGGGGGCGGGATTCGGTAGCAAGCTCAAGGCCGGCATCGTCGCGGGTGCGCTGGCCGCCGGGGCCCTGGGCGCCAAGGCCCTCACGGAGGCGTTCGCCCAGGCGAGCATCACCAAGAAGGTCCAGGCCCAGCTAGGTGCGACCAGCAAGGATGCCGCTCGCTACGGCAAGGTCGCTGGGCGTCTGTACTCCCAGGGCGTGGTGGACACGTTTGAGGAGGGCGCGGAGGCCATCCGGGCAACGGTCCAGGGCGGCCTTGTCCCGCCGGACGCCACGAACGCCCAACTGGAATCCATCGCCACCAAGATGTCCGACGTGGCGACCACGTTCGGCACGGACATGAGTATGCAGACCCAAGCGGTCTCGGCCATGCTCAAGAACGGCCTGGCGCCGGACGCCGAGTCAGCGCTGGACACCATCGCGTACGGGTTCCAAAAGCTGGGTCCGAACGCGGAGGACCTCCTGGAGACGTTCCAGGAGTACTCCATCCAGCTCCGGAAGCTGGGCATCGACAGCAACACCGCGCTGGGCCTCTTTCAGCAAGGGCTCAAGGGTGGCGCCCGGGACACGGATATCGTGGCGGACGCCCTCAAGGAATTTTCCATCCGTGCCGTGGACATGAGCACCAGCTCTCGCGACGCGTACAAGGCGCTTGGCATGGACGCCAAGGAGATGGAGACGCTGATCGGCAAGGGTGGCGACTCCGCCACCAAGGGTTTGGACATGGTGCTGGACAAGCTCCGGGGGATGCACGACCCCGTGGAGCGCGAGGCCGCCGCAGTGGGCCTGTTCGGAACCCAGGCGGAGGACCTTGGAAAGGCCCTCTTTGAGCTGGACCCGTCCGCCGCAGTGTCCACGCTGGGCAAGGTCGGGGGCACGGCCAAGGAGATGGGGAAAACCCTCCGCAACGGCCCCCTGTACGAACTCCAGACGTTCAAGCGCGAACTGGAGCAAGGCCTGGTGGAGGCCATGGGAACGTACGCGATTCCCGCCCTCAAGGACGGCATCGTGGCCCTCCGCGACCTGTCGTCGTGGGGCAAGGAGGCGTTCACGTGGGCCCGGGACGCCTCGCCGTGGCTCCTCCCGCTGGCGATTGCCATCGGCGGCGTGACGTTCGCGCTCAACGCACAGAAGATCGCTGTCGCCCTCACCACCGCCGTGTTCTCCGTGTACCGGGGCGCCATGCTGGTGGGCACGGCGGTGACCAACGGCCTGGCTGGCGCGCAAGCACTCCTCAACGCAGTGATGGCCCTTAACCCGTTCGTCCTGGTTGCCATCGCCGTAGCTGCGTTCGTCGCAGCGGTCATCGTGGCCTATAACAAGGTCGGGTGGTTCCGGGACCTGGTGGACGTCGCGTTCAAGGCTATCGGTGACGTCGTGATGTGGCTGTGGAACGTGGCTATCAAGCCCACGTTCGCCCTCATCGGCGAGATCTTCATGTGGCTGTACACGCTGATAGCCGTGATCGTTATCGCACCAGTCATGGTCCTCATGAAGGCCTTGGGGGCTCTGTTCGGCTGGTTGTACAAGGTGGCCGTAAAGCCCTCCCTGGACGCTATCGGTGCCCTGGGCAAGTGGCTGTGGGAAAAGGTGCTCAAGCCGGTGTGGGGTTACCTCATGGAGGGCCTCCGCACCCTGGGTGGGGTCTTCAAGTGGCTCTACGACAAGGGCGTCAAGCCACCGCTGGAGTCCATCGCAGCCACCGGAAAGTGGCTGTGGAACAAGGCTCTCAAGCCCACGTTCGACCTCATGAAGGACGGCGTGGAGGCCATTGCCGACTCCTTCAAGGACGGCAAGGACCTCATCGAAAAGCAGTGGGCCAAGCTGGAGGATATCGCCAAGGCCCCCGTTGAGTTCGTGATCGACTACGTGTACAACAAGGGCATCGTTCCGCTGTGGAACAAGGTGGCCAAGGTTGTGGGCGGTAAGACCCTGGGTGAGTTCAAGGGGTTCGCGCGAGGCGGCATCCTCCCCGGGACCTCATCGTTCAGGGACGGGGACGACCAGCTTGTCCCCATGCGCAAGGGCGAGGGCGTCTACGTCTCAGAGGCCATGAAGGACCCGTACGAACGGGCTCGCCTCCACGCCGTGAACCAGGCGGCCATGCGTGGTCAGTCGCTGTCCAAGTACCAGGGCGGCCAGGGCTACGCCAAGGGTGGCATCATCGGCTCACTCAGCGGCCTCATGGGCGATGTCTGGGACTGGGGCAAGGACACCGTGGGCGGGTTCCTCAAGAAGGGATTCGGCAAGGTCACGGGCGTCCTGGACAACATTCCCGGCGCAAACACCGGATGGGGCGGCCTTATCAAGGACGTTCCGCTGTCGTGGGTCAAGAGCCTGACGTCATTCGGTGAGGAAAAGGAAAAGAACCTCACCGGTGGTCCAGGGGTCAAGTCGGCCCTGGCCTGGGCTCGCACCCAGGCTGGCAAGCCGTACCAGTGGGGCGGGGCGGGTAACCCCTCGTGGGACTGCTCCGGCTTCATGGCCGGCATCCAAAAGAAGATCATGGGGCAGAACCCCAACGGTCGACTGTGGGCAACCGGTGCGTTCCGGGGTGACCAGGCTCCCGCCGGATGGGTGCGTAACCTCCAGTCACCGTTCATGATCGGCATCACGAACGCCAACAAGGGCCACACCGCTGGCACCCTGGCGGGCGTCAACGTCGAGAGTCGCGGTGGCGATGGTGTCGTGGTCGGCTCCGCAGCACGGAGTTACAAGTCCGGCCTGTTCACCGACGTCTACGGGTTCGCTCCCGCCAAGAAGTACGACAACGGCGGGTGGCTAATGCCAGGCGCGCGCCAGACTCGCAACGAGACCGGCAGGCCGGAACCCGTGTTCACGGCCTCCCAGTGGTCCAGCATCCACACGCTGGCCTCCCGGGGCGCCTCCGGTGGCCTCGCAGACGGAGCCCGCATCACGCTGGTGACCGACGGGGGTTCGTTTGAGGCGTACGTGGACGCGCGCGCCGATGACCGCATCAACAAGGGGCTGGTGGAGCCCGCCAACCTGGGAAGGAACCTGTAAATGAGCACTCCCGCAGAGGGGTCCATCGTCATCACCGACCCGTACGAGATCCCCCAGACGGAGGAGACCGTGAACGAAAACGGGGACACGGTGGTAACCGGTTACCCGTCGGACGGAGCCATCCCCGTAGGAGCACCCGCCGACACGACCGGAGACCAGGTTCCCGGTCCTCCGCCCGGCGCCGGGGACGTCCCCATGGGTGCCTAGTCTCCGCCAGGGCCACCACCTCACGTGAGGTGGTGGCCCGCTCACGAAAGGTGCCCACGTGGCGTTCCCCAACCCCAATCTACTCCCCGATGACGCGTCCCAGTTCGAGGGCGCAACGCACTCGTGGATTGATCCCAGCAACGCCACGCTGTCCATCGTCTCCGGCCAGTACATGGCGGGTTCCAAGTCCCTCCGGTTGACGGCCACCGCTGCGGGCACGGCCAGCGCATCAACCCCGTACGTCCTGAGTGGCCTTGCGCCCGGAAAGACGTACGTGGCACGCATACCCATACGCGTCAGCACGGCCAGCGCCGGCAAGACTGCCACGGTACGCATGGCGTTCTATGCGGACTCCGGTCCCAGCATTGGAACCATGGATGCCGTGGTGAACCTAAGTGCCACGGGGACAGGGTGGCTACCCGACAACTTCCCCACCGTGTCCATGGTGGCCCCTCCTGCCGCCGCAAAGGTGCGGATGGTCGTGACTGTTACGGGGATGGCCGCTGGGGAGTACGTCAACTTTGATGACTGTTACCTGGGGGAGGCCCCCCTTATTCCCGGGAACCTGTACCCGTACACGGTCCAGTCGATGGAGTCGGGGGTCAGTACCTGGGGGGCCACCGGGGCAACTACCTTGTGGGGGGACGGTACCCGGTCCGACGGCTTTCGCAACCTGGGCTTGACAGCCACCTCCGCCGGTGTGATCGCCGCTCGCCCCAACACCTACGTTCCGGTCTCGGCCGGCGCGGAGTACGTGGGCGAGGCGTGGGTGTACAGCGCGGTGGCGACCACCGTGGACGCCCTCATCGTCTGGGCGGACTCCACCGGAACGGAGGTGGGGCGCACGCTGGTAACACGGGATGCCACCTCCGGAGCCTGGTCGTACTTCATCGCTGTGGGCGTGGCCCCGCCGAACGCCACGCAAGCACGGCTGTTCATCCAGCCGAAGGCCTTGGCCACGGGGGATACGTTCTACGTCGATGAGGCAGCGCTCAAGACGTCCCCGAACCCCACGACCAACCTCCTGACATACGACGAGTACTCCACCGAATCCACGCTCCCGCCCTGGACGTGGGACGGGGGAGTGGCAGACCGTTCGTACTTCTACTCCACAATCACGGACGGCCGGTACATCCAACGGGTGACCCCCGACGGACCGGGGTACCTCTCCGGGTTCATGGACCGGCTGGTGCCCGTGACGGAAGGTACGACTTACCAGCTCCGCACGCTGGTGCTCCGTCGGAACCCCACGGCGGAGGCGATCAGCCTCACGGCGCGAGTGCGCATCGACTGGTACGACGACAACGGGACCATGGTCCAGGCGGACGTACCGGACCAGTACGCGACAGTCACGGAGTCGGTCACCTACTCTGGCGTCCTACTCGGCGAGACGCGCACGTGTCCGCCGGGAGCCACCCGGGCCCGCCTGGGTGTGGACATCGACCACACCCAAACCCTGGCTGAGTTCTACTACGTGGACAAGTTCCAGTTCTACGTGTCTGACTCGCTGTACGCGGTCACGGTGAGCGACTCCCGGGGCTCCATCGCCCTCCAGGTGAACTACAGTCCCGCCGGCGCTACCTCCGTATCCATCCGTCGGATGGATGAGGACGGCTCCTCCACGTACATCCGGGGGTACGGCCAGGAGTTCAACAAGGCGCCGTACTCTCCTGGCCCCATCGTGGCGGAAGACTATGAGGCCCCGCTGGGGACCCGGGTCTGGTACGCGCTGGAGTGGTTCGGCGCGTCCGGCTCCCCGGTGGCGCGAGTCTTCACCCAGACCGTGACCGGGCCCGTCCTGGAGGACGGGGACTACGTGTGGTTCAAGTCCCCAGGACTTCCCGCCCTCAACGTCCAGGTCATGATGGAGACGGCCATCAAGTGGGAGCGCGCTGCCCGCAAGACGTCGCTGACCATCGTGGGCCGCAAGAACCCCGTGGACATCACGGACGTTCGCGGAGGCCGCACGGGCTCGCTGTCCATCCTCGTGTGGGACGAGTCCAGTCACGTCCTGTTTGACCAGCTACTGGACTCCGGTCTGCCCGTCCTCATCCAGGCGATGCCGGGATACGGGGTTGCCGGGAACTTGTTCCTCTCCATCGGTGATGTCTCAGCGGAAAACGTCCTGGGCGTCGCCAACGAACCGGGGTGGCGCTGGGCCCTGGCCGTGTCAGAGATCGACCGACCGGACGGGGGCCTCCAGGGTTCAGCCGGCCGGACCTGGCAGGACGTCATGGACGAAAACGCGGACTGGGCCGCTGTGGATGCCAAGTTCGCCACCTGGGCGGGGGTCCTTACCAACAACACCTGATCAGGAGGGCGTTGATGCTCGAAACATCCAGCCGATGGGGGCCGGCACTCACCGGCTCTCACGGCCTGGCCGTCAAGGTCAACGCCCTCCTGGACGGAGTGGTCACCAAGGAGGCCATCCCGTTCACGGACGGTTCGGTGAAGGTGGACCGGGGCAGCGAGACACGCCGTTCCCTCACCCTCACCATTCCCGACCCCCGGGACTTCCCCCTCTCCGCAACGGACACCTTCGGGGTCTACGGCCAGCGGCTCTATGTGGAGCGGGGCATCCGGTACCTGGACGGCACTACGGAGCTGGTTCCGCTGGGCACGTTCGTGGTCACGAACGTCTCCGGCTCCGTCCACGACGGCCCACTCTCTATCACGGGAGCCGGCCTGGAGATCCTGGTCAAGCGGTCCAAGTACGAGACAGCAGCAAGCACTCTGGGACGGACAGCGGACCAATTCGTCCTGGCCACCCTCCAGGAGGCCATTCCGGGGGCCGCACTGGTCTCCACGGCGACGTCTGGGGGCCTCGCGCTGGCCACCAAGACCTGGGACCCGGACACCGACCGGTGGTCAGCGGTCCGTGAGGTCGCAACAGCCATCGGCGCGGAAATCTACTGCGACGCCTTTGGGACGTTCCGTATGGTGGACGTTCCGGACCCGGCCGTGTTGGGTGCGCCCGTGTGGGCCGTGGACGCCGGACCGACGGGCGTCATGGTCGCTGCGGAGGTCGCGCTGTCCAGCGACGACGTGTTCAACAAGGTCATCGTGACCGGGGAGAACTCCTCTGACAACAAGCCTCCCGTGCTGGGCTCCGCAGAGGTCACGGACCCAACGGACCCGCTCCGGTACGGAGGCCCGTTCGGCAAGGTCACCAAGCGCGTGTCTTCCAGCCTGGTGACCACCTTGGGCCAGGCCCAGACCACCGCCCAGGCCCTCCTCCGGAGGTACCGCCAGGCCAACCGGGCCGTCACCCTCCGTGCCGTCCCGAACCCCGCCCTGGACGCCGGCGACTGGATTCGTGCCGACTACGGGACGAACCTCCCGCCGGAACTTCACCTGGTCCAGTCGTTCGAGATTCCGCTGTCCGTCTCCGGGGGTGCGTCCACCATCGCCACCGTGAGCGGGCGTACCGATTCGGAGGCGTGATGGCCACCAGCATTGACCGACTCATTTCAGCCGTGATCCGGGCCGTCCGAACGTCCGGCGTCCTGGAGGAGAACACCCTCTCCGGCACCGTTTCCGTCGTGAACACGGACGGCACCGTGGACGTCACCAGGAACGGCAGCACCTACCCGCGCGTCCGGCGCCTCTCCGGCTACACGGCACCCGCTGTGGGCCACACCGTGACCATACACAAGACGTCCGCCGGGTGGGTGTGCCTAGGCGCGTACCTCACCTCTTGACCACCCACCACCGGGAGACACCACGTGGCCTTGACCGACCAGTACGGCCAGAACGTCCCGTACTCCACGATGACCGACCAGGCGAACGCCCAGACCCTGGGCCAGAACCTGGTGGAGAACATCGTTCCCCGCACCATCATGCGGTTCCCGTCCGCCAACGTGCGTGGAGCCACCATCAAGAAGCCGGTGGAGGGCATGGCCTCATGGCTTGAGGACGCCCGGCGCCTGGAGATCTACCAGAACGGCGCCTGGATGCCCTATTCCACGGACCCCTCGTGGGGGACGTACAACCCCGTGTGGGGAGGGCTCACAGCCATGGGAGGCTCCGTCTCCTACGGGCGAGTCTCCAAGGAAGGCCGTCGCGTGGAGGCCGTGGCAACCCTCACGGCCGGCACCGGGTCCACGCTGGGGACTGGCAACATCACGGTTTCCCTCCCGACCCCCGCCAACGGCTCCGTGCCCAGCGGGTTTGCCTGGCAGGGCACCGGCGTCTTCTACCAGAACGACGGTACGGCCTGGCGACTCCTGGCCCCCATCATCGACCGTGCGGCATCGGACGCCATCGTCTTTGCCGTCCGCCCCACGGACAACGGCCTGGTTCGTCCTGGCGTCCTTGACTACTCGTGGGCCCCCGGGAGCGTCATTCGGGTCCAGTTCACGTACGAGTCCGCCGCGTAACCACCCCCATCCACGCCCACCACCTCACGTGAGGTGGTGCTTGTCATGCCGCAAAAGAGGAGACCAGTGAGCAACGCATCGAAGATCGTTTCCGTCGCCAAGGGTGAAGTCGGGTACCGGGAGGGCAAGAGCGGGTCCCACTACAACAACAAGCAAAAGTACTCTGGCCAGGTCCCGGGCCTGGAGTGGTCCAACTACCAGCCGTGGTGCGCCACGTTCGTCTCCTGGGCGGCCCTCAAGGCCGGCGTGGCCTCGCTGTACCCGCGTACGGCCTCCTGCCTGGTCGGTGTCTCCTGGTTCAAGAAGCTGGGCCGTTTCAGCGAGTACCCGGCCGTCGGAGCCCAGGTGTTCTACGGCCCGAACGGCGGGACCCACACCGGTCTGGTCTACGACTACGACGCCACGTACGTGTACACCGTGGAGGGCAACACGAACGACTCCGGTAGCGCGGAGGGCAACGGCGTGTACCTCAAGAAGCGCCGGCGCCGGGACGCGTACGTGTACGGCTACGGCTACCCCAAGTTCTCCGACGGCATCAAGTCGGCGGACCCCCGGTACGCCAAGGAGGCTCCGAAGGCCCCGTCCAAGCCCAAGCCGGCGGCCAAGCCGTCCGTATCGCTGGCCCACATCAAGGCAGCGCGCACCAAGGACATGCCGGCCAAGACGGGCCACACCACCTACCCGGCGGAGGTCAAGCTGGTGGAGGCCGCCCTCAAGGCCGAAGGCCTCATGGCCGGCACCTACGCCAGTGACGGCTCCTGGGGTACCACGACCCAGAACGCGTACGACACGTTCCGTCGGCGTGTGATGAAGCTGTCCGGTTCGGACGCCACCGGCGCCCCGGGGATGGCCTCGCTGTCCAAGCTGGGTAGCCGGCACGGGTTCACGGTGAAGGCGTGACCGAACGCGAACCCCAGGACCCGCTTGGAGTGCACATCGGGGCCCGTGAGATCTACGACCAGTTGGTCGGGATGCGTGAGGATGTGCGCTCCCTGGTCCAGGACCGGGAAGACACGGATCGCGCGCTGGCCGACCACGAGGAGCGCCTCCGCAAGGTGGAAAAGCTCCAGTACGCCGCACCCGTGGGGGCCATCACTGGCCTCCTGGGTGGGCTCGCAGCGGTCGCCAAGGCTGCGGGCATCATCTGACCCCCTCTCCGAAAGGAACGCATGACTGACAACCAGCGACGGACCGCCCGTACCGTCTTCCAGACTGCCGTCACCCTGGCCGCCGCAGTGCCGGCCCTGGTGGAGGCGTCCGGCCTCGCCCAGACCTCCGGCGCAGTCGTCATTGCCCTGGCCGTCTCCGGCGCCGTGACGCGCATCATGGCGCTCCCGGTCGTGGACCAGCTCCTCCCGGGGTGGCTCCGCAAGGAGGCGTGAGGCCGCTCACTCCGGAGTACCTCCGTGGAAACACCAGAAACCACGGAGGTACTCATGGCGCCCAAGGCTCCGCACATCGGCCTCATCGGCAAGGCCCGGTCCGGCAAGGACACCGCAGCGGCCCGCATGGTCCAGACGTCGGCGTACACCCGCCTCGCGTTCGCTGACCCGCTCCGGGAGGCGTTGCTGAAGCTGGACCCGCAGATCGTTTACGGCGTGGGGCTGGAATGGGGGCCCCAGTTCGCTGGCCTCCAGACCCTGGTGGGTCACGTCGGGTGGGAGCGAGCCAAGGCGGAGTACCCGGAGGTCCGGCGCCTCCTCCAGAACTACGGCCAGACCATCCGTGAGATGGACCCGGAGTTCTGGGTCCGGGAGCTGTCCAAGAAGGTGGCCGCCGCGCACGGCTGGAACATGCCGGTGGTCGTCACGGACGTCCGGTACCGGAACGAGGCGGAGGCCCTCAAACGGGCGGGGTTCTACCTGGTACGGGTGGAGCGCCCCGGCGCAGGGCTCGCCGGCGAGGCCGCCCAGCACGCCAGCGAGACGGAGCTGGACGACTGGCCGGCGGACCTCCTCCTCCACAACAACGGCACCAAGGAGACGTTCCTCCGCAACGTGGACATCACCCTCCAGTGCGCACAGACGTGGCACAACGCTGCACAGCGCTGAGAGACCGACGCCCCCACTGGCCAACCGGCTGGTGGGGGCGTTTTTGTGTGCTATCCTCAAGGGCTCATCAGTTCGACCAGGGGAGGGGACCATGTTCGGAAGTAGGAAGACCCCAGAGGAGAAAGCGGAGGCCACCAGGCTGCGCAACCTGCGCATCTCTGCGGGCGTGCTGGGCATCCGCGTAGTGGATGACGGGGCCACGTTCAGGATCTTCGGGCAGAACGACGTCCCGGTGGCCGGCGCGAGAGTCACCGTGGACCGGGGCGAGGCCGCCAAGCGCATCACGGCAACGCGCGTCGCTCTCACCGGCGTGTTCGCGCTGGCCCTCAAAAAGGACAACACCAAGCTGTTCATCACGGTGGAGGGGGCCGACGGATCAGCGCTGATCACAGAGGTGAGCGCCGGCAAGGAGATGAAGGCACGGACGTTCGCCACGATGGTGAACGGCGGAGTGACCAAGGAGTAGGACCCCCCATGGGCCCCTGGTGAGTCGACACGGCTCACTGGGGGCCCTTTGTCGTTCCCGGGGTCACCACCTCACGTGAGTAGGTGCGCGTTTCTGCTTGACCCGGGGTGCAGACCTCTGTAACGTCGTTCCCGCAAGCCACCGCAACGCCCAACCAGGGGAGAGATTCATGGCCGCCAAGACCGACACCAAGCCCACCGCAGCCGAGATCAAGGCGGACGTGGAGGCCGCGCTCACGGCGCTGGAGACCGCTGACACGCTGGAAAAGGTGGACGGCCTCTCCGACCACATCGTGGACCTCCTCAAGGGCCTCCGGGCGAACCAGCGGGTGGGTCTGGAGATGCGCCGCAAGGAGGCCGTGACCAAGGCCAGCGAGCGCGTCAAGGAGGCCACCAAGGCCCCGTCCAAGGCCGTGGCCAAGCCCAAGGCGTCCGCCTCCTGGGAGGACATGGAGGGTGGCGCGGCAGAGGCGCGCAAGCTCATGGACGCCGGCGTGGAGCGCATCCGCAAGGGTGCGGAGATTGGCCTCAAGGCCGCTGACCTATTCAAGGAGGTGGCGAACGTGATCTTTGAGGGTCGACTCCGCCTCCTGAACAAGGAGGGCCTCCCGGACATCACGGCCAAGTCCGATGGGGCCAAGCAGCTTTCCAAGGACATGTTCGCCAAGGCCAAGGAGACCGTGGCGGAGGACCAGGTGGATCTCCTGGAGTTCCACGCCAGCCTGGCCAAGGGCGTGTCCAACCGAATGCAGGACGTCTCTGTGGAGTTCCTCCGCGCGCTGGCCACCACCCCCATGGATGAGGCCGCCAAGTCGTTCCCGTTCCTCACGGACGGCACGCTGGACGCGCTGGTGACAGCGGAGGGCGTGGAGTTCCCGGAGGGTGCTACCCCTGAGGACAAGGTGCGCTGGGTGTACTCCATGAAGGGCATTAATCTCCCCTCCCAGACCCGCGCAGAGGTCGCCAAGGCGGACCGTGAGCGCAAGGCCCTGGAGGCCAAGGAGGCCGCCAAGGCTGCGGAGGAGGGCACGGAGGAGGGCGAGGGCGAGGGTTCCGGCGAGGACGCTCAGCACCCGCACTCCCCGGCGGAGGACAAGCTGGTGTCCACAGTGGACAAGATGGTGAAGGACGCCAAGCGCATCGGCTCACAGGGCAAAAAGGCGGACCCGGAGGTGAAGGCGGCCATCAAGTCCAAGCTGGACGACCTCATTCGGGAACTGGCCCTGGCCTCCGCCGCACTGAGCTAACCCACACACCAAACCCGGGGCCCCTCCGCCGACTGGAGGGGCCCCTCCTGGATGGAGGTACACGATGAGTGGTCGTGAGTCAGCGGCGGAGACCAGTGGCCCGGCGCCCTGGGAGTGGACCCTGGTGGAAGGCGGCGTGTACACCCACGGGGCGCGTAGCTCCGGGGAAACGTACTGCGGAGACGCTCCGGGGTTCCCGTTGAGGCGTGCCCTCCCTTCCTGCCCCACGTGCCGGGACGCTGTGGTGGTCCTCTGCGCTATCTGCGGGACGCCCACGCCGGGCCGTGAGGTGAACGAATACGCTCACGCGTTCATGTGCCAGTCCCACACCCCGGCGGAGCTGGACGCCTGGTTGGAGACGCTCCCGGAGGACCTCCAGGGCACGACCGAGACCGGTGGGTACCCAGGACCGTTCCCCGGCCTCTGACGGCCCCTCTCCCGTCCCCGTAGCCCCGTTGGGTCCCCCAGGCCCGGCGGGGCTTTCGCATGTCCGGAGGAGGGCTCCTAGGGCCCCGGGACGGGGGAGTGACGGAGGTCAGCGCGAGGATTGGCCGCTCCGGCCCTCTGACCAGCGAGAATGACGGTAGTGACGATTTGCTAGTGAATCTCAAACCACATAAGAAAACCTATAGGCAAGCCGGATCGGCCAGCCGTTTCGTCACTCCGTCACTCGCCCCTACGGCGCCGACCTCGCTGGCCGCTGGCCCCCGATAACGGGAGGTACCAGCAACCAGAGAGGGGCCGTTATGGCCATCCGTACCGTTCGCAAGGGAGGGTCCCGGTTCTACGTGAACCCGGAGACCCGCATCAGCTACCCCGGCGTCACCAGCATCCTCGGAATGCAACCCAAGACGTTCCTGGGGTATTGGCGCTCCAAGATGACGGCCGAACTGGCCGTGAAGTCGTTCCCGTTCCTCCAGGAGATGGTGGAGACCGCCGGGGAGGAGGCCGCCGTGGCGTACCTCAAGGGCGCCGCCGACCGCTACACCAAGGCCCGTGCCTCCATCGGCAGCGAGGCGCACGACATCTTCGAGCGAATCATCAGGGGGGACCGCTACTACGTCCAGCGGGACCACACCGGCGCGTTCGTCAACTCCCTCCGCAAGGACCTGGAGCCCTACCGGGCCAACTTCGTGGAGTTCATGGAGCTGGTCCAGCCGGAGATGGTCTCGGCGGAAGACATCGCCTGGAGCGACACCCACCAGTACGCCGGGTCGTACGACGTCATCCTCCGCGTGCGCCTCTCCAAGGACGCCAAGGGCAACCTGTACTCCGACCCCGTGAACGGCGCCTGGTTCCTCCTCATCGGCGATTGGAAGACGTCCAAGGACACGTATCCGGACGTCGCCCTCCAGATGGCCGCGTACGCGCACGCTGACAAGTTGATCGCCCCGGACGGCACGGAGCGGCCGGTCCCGGAGTTCGATGGCGCCGCCGTGCTCCACATCACGGACACCAAGTGGTCGTTCAAGCCGGTGAACGCAGGCCAGGAGGTGTTCGAGTACTTCCTGGCCCTCCGGAAGTACTTCGATTGGGACCGTGAGGTCTCCAAGTCCGTCATCGGCCGTCCGCTGGCCCAGGGTGGCCGCCTCACCACCGGAACGGAGCGTCGCAAGTGAGCAACTGCCTGTGCAACCCCCAGAGGTCGGGTCTCTGCACCACCTGTGCGGGTGGTAAGTGAGTAGGCGACGTCGCCAGGGCCTCCGGGATGCCACAGCGGTGATCCTGGGGGCCCTGGCCCTCATCCTGGTCATCGGCAACGCCGTGGCCTACTACGCCGCCCCGTGCGGGTGGCTTAAGCACATGCCGGCCAAGTCGGCTCCGCTGCGATGCTTCATGGAGGGCAAGTGAGCGTTCCCAAGATCAGCAACGCCCGGGAGTTCGGGGAGACTGTGGCGGAGGCCCTGGCCTTGGCCGGACCGGGCGGTAAGGACCGACTGGCGGACCTCATCACGGCTCTCGTGGTTTACACGGAGGACCTGGGCAAGCTCCAGGCGGCCACGTCGGAGTCCGTGCGACGCCAGGAGGCCGTGGAGACGGCCATCAAGCACGTGGAAAAACTGGCCACGAACGCCCGGGGCTACCAGGACGGGACGAACCTGGCCGCCAAGACTCAGGCCGTTGCAGTGTTCGTGAACCTCCTCATGGGCAAGCCCACCACCTCACGTGAGTAAGTGAGTACCCCGGGCCGCTGACTCCAGAGAACTAGGCAGAAACCGAGTGAGGCCCGGAGGGTGACACGCCAACCCCTCCGGGCCTCCGCCTAGAAACTGGAGAGCGCATGGCCATGAAGCTGTGGGTCACGGACCCGGAGAACAAGCCCCAGGAGTCCGCGAGCCGCAACTCCGACCTGGACGGCATGGTGTCCATTGGCACCCAGGATGAGGAGGGTAACCCGGTCGCCCTGGACACGTTCCGTGTGGCCACCTCCGACCCCAAGACGGCCGATGCCGTGGCCGAACTCCTGGGTGGTACGCCCAAGGAGACGGAGCGGACGTCAGACCACTTCATCGACGTGATCACGGACCGGGACAAGATCCTGGTGATCGTGGACGGGCCCAAGGGCCTGTACAGCGACATGAAGCGGTGGCACAACGGCAAGCTGGTCCACCACTGCGACGGCATGACGTTCCTGTCGCACTCCAAGGAGAACATGGTGGGCAAGGCGTGCGGGTGCCCGGAGCTGTTCGTGGAGCGCAAGGACGCCGACCGGGACGGAATCGGCCCCAAGCCGGCCATCGAACTCACCTTCAAGTTCGCCGATGACCCCGACCTGGGCGCCTTCAAGTTCACCACCGGCTCCTGGGGCCTCGCCAAGGTCCTGCACCAGGCGGAGGACAAGCTGGGTCGCATCGACGGCCCGGCACTGGTGGAACTGTCCCTGGAGCTGGTGGAGTTCACCATCTCCAAGGGCCCCAAGAAGGGCACCAAGGTCTCCTACTACCTCCCGAAGATCCGCCCCATCAAGGCGTACGCGGACGCCGTGGCGGACGACCCCACGGAGGACTACGCGGACGAACCGCCGTTCTAAGCCTCACCCACTGGCCCGACCTCTCCACTGTGAGGGGTCGGGCCTTGAGGCAGTAGTGGGGCCGCTGACCCCCGACAACATCTTGCACCACCCCAACCCCCAATCTTCAAGGAGAGACCCATGGCGTTCTACCTCGTTTCGAACCCGGCCAACCAGGAGGGCACCCAGGGTGAGTTCATCGGCGCGGTGGTCCGTGCCAGCGGACGCGTCCAGGCGCGCAAGCTGGTCCTCGCGGCCAACCCGGCGGAGACCTCCACGTCCCTGGTCGTCACCAAGCTGGAGGACGGGCGCAACGTCGACAACGGCGTGATCCTGTCGGAGTACGCCGACGTCTCCGGCGACGAGTGAGCGGCGGGCACTACACGGTCGCCGTGGTGGACGAGACCTACACCATGAGCACGAACCGGCTCCAGGCGTTCGCCAAGGAGGCACTCCGGTTCGCCTCCGATGAGGCCCTGGCGCGTCCGCTGTGGGACTACAACCCAGCGGCCCGCAAGGCCGTCATCAGCGAGCGACGCCGGCGGGGCATCCTGCCGGACCCGGACGAGACCGTGACGGACCCGACGTACAGCTAGCCGAACGGCCCCATTCCCTCTCCGGAGGGGGTGGGGCCTTTAGGTGGTAGGAGCCCCGGTCGGGGCTGGAGGAGGAGAGACGCATGGCGCAGGTACTGACGGCCCGCACAGTGGCCCTGGAGGTCACGCACGAGGAGCTGAAGACCATCCGGGAGGGGCTGGAGTCGCTCCGCGTGTACGGGTCCACCGACGGGGAGCGCAAGGCCATTCAGCTCCTCAACGACACGGACTCCGGCAACTGGAAGCCGGTGAACGCCTAATGGCCAAGCGAGGCGTTATCACCGACTACGCCGGCGAGCCGATCCGGCCCGGGGACCTCATCTCCTACGCGTGCCGGGAGTCGAACCGGGTGCGCATGGCGGACGCCCACCTCCTGGACGTGAAGGTGGAGCGGTTCAAGGGCCGCCTCATCCCGTTCCTCCTGGTCAAGCCCACCGGGGCGGAGTCGGGGTTCACCAGGCGGAAGACCCTCCGGAAGACGTGGATCGTTCTGGAGCACGTCCGGCTCATCGAATCGGAGTCGCTGACCCCCGAAGAACTGGCCGACGCACTCAACAGCGGTAAGTGAGGAGAGACATGGGAGAGCAGACGTTCAAGGCTGGCACGGAGGTCACGCGCGCTGGGTTCGGTGGTGGGTACACCGTGGCCGCCGGGCCGTTCCAGGGTGCAACCTCCCCGTTCTACGTCCTGCGGCGCGCGGACGGGTCGCACACGTGGGCAGGGGGAGAGAGCCTCAAGGCCCACAACCCCAAGCCGGAGGGCTACCGCAAGGGCGACCGGGCCAAGGTCGGTTCCACGGGCGTGCTGGGCACGGGGACGCTGTTGGACGGGCCGTTCAGGATGACCGCCGGCTACAGCAACGCCAACGGGTGGCTGGTCCTCCTGGAGGACGGTACCCACGCGCTGGCCCCGGAGCGGATGCTGGAGGTCACGGAGCGACCGACGGACAACGCGGCGGGCGGTGTGACCATCAAGGGCGTGCTGTATCCCGTCGGTAGGAACATCCGCTACAAGGACCGGGACGGGGATGTGTGGGACACCCGCTCCGTCAACGGCCTGGCCCGCGCGTGTCTCACTGTGGACGGCACGCCCGACCGGAACTCCTTCACGCTTGCCCACGTCGTCAACGCCCACGGCCCGCTGGTCATGGTCTGACACACCACCCGCTGGGGGTCACTGCCTCACGTGAGGTGGTGGCCCCCTTTCGCGTTTGGAGACTTATGGAGCCCATCATCACGACCATCACGGCGGTTGCCTCTCCGGCCCTGGGGGACATCAGGGAGATGGGGTCGGGAGACCACGTGGAAGTCCATCCGTCGGCCACGGGCCGGCTGGACTGGCCCCGCATCTGGGACGCGCTGGGTACCGCGTTCGTCCGGGGTGCGTCCGTCTCTCTCCAGTGGAGGGCGTGACGTGACGGAGTCGAACAGCGCCAAGATCCACGTGTCCAAGTACCGGACCGTGTGGCTGGTGACGGAGGGACCGCGCGGCCGGATCATCCGTGTCCGGAAGACCTGGCGAGGCGCCATGGACAGCGCGTGCGCCCACATCAGGAGGAGGGGACAGCGTGGATGACGACGTGGAGCCGTGCGCGCTGAGGTACTGCGATCCGGACATGTGCGGCTGGTCTGTGACTCAGCGGACCCCGTGCCAGTGGGAGGAGAACGCCAGTGGCGAACCCAAGTAAGGCTCGGGGGACGGCCTGGGAGTCGTCCACCCGGGATTACCTCAATGAGGCCCTGGGTCTCTACTGGCCCGACTGGCAGGAGCGCCGGCGCAACGGCCTCACCCAGTGGCGAGACCCCATGGACCCCGCCAACATCAAGCGCCAGGCCCAGGAGGGCGCCAAGGACGTGGGAGACATCCACGCCTGGCCGTTCATCCTGGAGGCCAAGGACGTCAAGAACCCGGCCGTGCCCACGTGGATGCGCCAGGCCAAGGCGGAGGCGTTCAACGCAGGGTTCCCGTACTACGTGGTGGTCCACAAGTACAGGAACGCCAACGTGCGGTTCGGACGTGTCCACATGGACGTCCGGACGTTCACTGCCGTGCGCCGGCATCTGGGCCTCACGTCCAGGCAGATGTGGGAGTTGTACAGCTTCACACTGTCCAAACCGCTCCGGGGCCTGGACACGTCGCGCTGGTACTTCACCACCAACCTTTGGCACTTCGCGGCCCTCCTCCGGGCCGTGCGCGCGGCGAGCCGCTGACACCCGACACCCCAGCGAACGGAAGGATTCAAATGATCTTCAAGGACATCCTGGCCAAGTTCGCTGAGGTCACAGAGGAGGCGGACGGAGGGTACCTCGCCCTCTGTCCCTCTCACGGGGACAGCAACCCCTCCCTGCGCATCTGGCGGGGGGACGACCTCAAGGTACGCCTGGCGTGCCGCTCCGGGTGCGCCAACCGGGACATCATCAAGGCCGTGGACCTGGAATGGGGCGACCTCTTCAACGCGGAGGGGGAGGGCTCCACGGTCGCCAAGGAGCCCCCGACGATGGCGCGGCCGGCACTCATCGCCTCCCTGGCCCGCTACGTGGACGAGACGTCGGAGGCCCTCCAGGGCATCGCGGACGACCTGGCCGCCAAGGCCCGCACGTACATGGCCGTGCGGTTCGGCGTGGACCTCCGGCTGGCCCAGGAGCTGGAGCTGGGCGTGGATGACGGCACGCTGGCGCCGTACTTCCAGGCCCGTTCCGTGTCGTACCGGTCGTTCCCCCGCCTAACGGTCCCGCTCATGGACTTTGACGGCCGGCCGCACGGCCTCCAAGGGCGCGACCTCTCCGGGGAGTGCCCGGGACGCTGGGTGTCGCTCAAGAACCCCAAGGGCCAGCGCTGGGGCCAGTACGGCGTGTTCCGGGGTGAGGGTGGCTACGGGGTCACCATCGTGTCGGAGGGCCCCGGAGACGGCCTCACGGCGGTGGCCGTCGGGTACGACGCTGTATGCATCCGGGGGGCCGCTCTGACGGCCTCCCCCGAACTGATGAAGGAGTTGGCCGATGGGCTCAAGGGGCAACTGGTCATCGCAGCCGGTGACAGGGACGACGCTGGTCGCCGGTTCAATCGGGCCCTTTCTGAGGGCCTTGGAGAGTTCGGAATCCCGGTACACGCCCTACCGATACCGGACCACGGCCCCAAGACGGACCTTTCAGCCTGGCGCGAGGCAGACCCTCAAGGCTTCCCGTTCGCGCTCCACAAGGCAGTCAAGGAGGCTGGACCTGTACCCCAGGGGGACGATAGCGATCGCGACAGCGCGGGAACCGGTGCTGACTCCCGCGCAGTGGAGCGAACTGGCACCGTAACCGTCTCGTCGGACCAGGGCGTGGAGGCCCTGGACCTCCTCAAGGCCCTCACGAACCGGTACGGGGCGTCCGACACGCTCAACGCGCACGCGCTGGTGGCGTGGACGGACGGCCGTATCAAGTTCGCCCCGGGCCTGGGGTTCTACGTGTGGAACGGGAACGTCTGGGAGCGCTCGGAGGTCAAGGTCCGTCAGGAGATCCACCGCATGGGGGCCGCCCTCATGCTCAGCGGGTCGGAGGAGGGCCGCAAGGCGTCGCGCGGGTTCACCATGCGGACCAACATCGACAACCTCATGGTGGAACTCCGAAGCGTCCCCAGCGTCTACGTGGACGCCGACCAGTTCGACAACCGGCCGGAGTTGCTCAGCTTCCGGAACGGGACCGTGGACCTCCGCGCCGGCACGCTGCGGCCCCACGCCAAAGAGGACATGCTCACGTACCTTCTGGGGGTCGACTTCAACCCGGAGGCCAAGTGCCCGCGCTGGGACCAGTTCCTCACGGAGATCTTCCCGGAGAACGCGGACCTGGTTCCGTACGTTCAGCGTCTGGTGGGCTACGGCATCACCGGCTACACGGACGAACAGTGTTTCTGTGTGCTGTGGGGCAAGGGGGCCAACGGCAAGTCCGTCCTCACTGACACCCTCACGGACGTGTTCGGTGCGATCTCCAAGACGACCCCGTTCGCCACGTTCGAGGAAAAGCCGTCCGGCGGCATCCCGAACGACATCGCCGCCCTCCGGGGTAGCCGGCTGGTCATGGCCAGTGAGGGCGACTCCGGCAAGGCCATGTCGGAGGCCATCCTCAAGCGGGCGTCCGGCAAGGACAAGATGACGGCCCGGTTCATGCGACAGGAGTTCTTCACCTTCACACCCACGTTCCTGATCATGCTGGCGACCAACCACAAGCCCAAGTTCCGGGGCCAGGATGAGGGCCTCTGGCGACGCGTCAAGATGATCCCGTTCAAGCGCTGGTTCGCTCCCCATGAGCGGGACCATGAACTCCCCAACAAGCTCCTGGCGGAGGCGGAGGGCATCGCAGCCTGGGCCGTGCGCGGGGCCGTGGAGTGGCTCGCCAACGGCCTCCAGGACCCGGAGAGCATCACGGCGGCCAGCAAGGAGTACCGGGAGACGTCGGACTCCCTGGCGGGGTTCTTCCCGGGCGTCATGGTCAAGGACGACACGGCCCCGCCGCTCAACGGCACGGAGGCGTTCAACGCTTACCTGGACTGGTGCGAGGCGGAGAACCTCCCCGCCCGTGAGCGCTGGACCAGGCGGACGTTCTACGACGCCATGGAGGAGCGGGGGATCACCCGCAAGAAGACAGCCAAGGGTATCGCGCTGGTCGGCGTGGCCATGGCGCACGCTCCGGTGGCCGTGGCCGGCCCCGGGATCTTCAACCAGGAGAGGTGACCGATGGACATCAGCGAACTTATCCACGTCCTTGAGACGGCTAGCGAGGAGTCCGGGGACCTGGCAACGGTGGTCCTCCAGGACGATTACGGAGCCGTGTACGACGTCGAACAGGTCCACGTGTCCGCTGAGCACGGGACCGTGACGCTCATCGCCAAGGACTCCGGCCACTTCAGCTAGACCCGTAACACCAGACCACCAAGGGCCACCACCTCACGTGAGGTGGTGGCCCGACTCATGAGGAGAGACATGGGCATTCGAGTTCTGGACCTCTGCTGTTGCTCTGGGGGAGCCGGGGTGGGGTTCCGTGATGCTGGCGCGGACTACGTGGAGGGGTGGGACATCGTGGACCGGCCCCGGTATCCGTTCGCGTTCCGCCAGGGGGACGCGCTGGAGGTCCTCCGTGACGTCACCTACCTCCGCACGTTCGACTTCATCCACGCCTCCCCTCCCTGTCAGGCCAAGTGCACGCTGACCCAGGGGACGAACGCCAAGTTGGCGGGACGGTACGTCGACCTGTACCCGGAGTTCCGGGACCTGATGTACGCCTCCGGCGTGCCCGGGAGCATCGAGAACCCCAGTAGCCGACCGGACATGGTGCTGTGTGGGGAGATGTTCGGCCTGGGCGTCATCCGTCACCGCAAGTTCGAGCTGGTCAACTGGTCCGCCCCCGCTCCAGAGCATGTCAAGCACCGTGGGCCGGTACGTGGGTGGCGTCACGGCGTGTGGCGTGATGGTCCGTACATCGCTGCGTACGGCAATGGGGGAGGCAAGGGCACCGTGGCCGAGATGCAGGACGCCATGGATATTCGCTGGACCGACGTTCGCGAGGAACTCACGGAGGCCATACCGCCGGCCTACACAGAGTACGTCCTCCACCAGTTCCTCGCTGCCTGACACCCCAGACCACCAAGGGCCACCTCCTACACCGGGGGTGGCCCTTTCGCGTAGGGAGAGCAATGCGCACTTACCGCCACACCATCGCTGGCGAGGTCGTCACGGTCAACGTGCCGGAGGACGCCGACGACATGGAGGCGTTCGTCCAGTGGTGGAGCCACTCGAACGAACCCGTTGCCCTGGACACGGAGACCACGGGCCTGGACGTGTTCTCCAAGGGCTACCGGCTCCGCACGGTCCAGCTTGGCCGCCGGGATGAGGCGTGGGTCATCCACTGGGAGCGCGGGGGACACTTCCGTGGCCGGCTGATGAACATCCTTCACACGGAGGAGCGGTTCCTCATCCACAACGCACCGTTCGATTGGATGGTGTTGACCCAACACGCCGGCCAGGACCTGGCCGACCTCGCCTCCCGCACCCGGGACACCCAGGTCATGGCCAAGCTGGTGGACCCTCGCCAGCCGCAAGAGGGTGGCATCGGGGCGAGCCTCAAACCACTCAGCGCGTTCTACATCGACCCTACGGCGCCGGACACCCAGGGCGACCTCACGGCGGTTTTCCGGTCCCTGGGGCTCACCAAGGCCACCGGGTGGGCGGGTATCGACCTGGACCACCCGACCTACAACCTCTATGCGGGCCTGGACGTCATCCTCACGGCCCGCCTGTACCCCAAGTTGGAGGAGGCGCTCAACACGGTGGGCGTCCGCCAGGTCCTGGTGGACTACGAACACGAACTCCTCCACATCTGCGCTGAGATGACGCGCAAGGGCATGGTGTTGGACCAGGAGTACGCCGAGACTCTCTCCGGGAAGCTGACGGAGGTGGAGGACCGGTACCTGGCCGTGGCCCAGCGCTACGGAGTGACCAGCGTGAACGCCCCCAAACAGATCGCGGAGGCCCTCCTGGGCATGGGGGAGGACCTCATCCTCCCGGGCGCCGTGGCTCCGGAGATGACGCCCAGCGGGGCCTACAAGCTGGACAAGAACGTCCTGTTCTACCTCGCTGACCTGGACGTGAAGGACGGCACCCGGGCGAACGTCCGCAAGCCCAACCCCCTGGCGGAGGCCGTCATCCGCTCCAAGAGGGCGGGTAAGTGGCGCAAGACGTACGCGGACACGTTCCTGGAGACCGTGGACCCGTTCGGCCGTGTCCACCCGGTCATCAACAGCCTCCAGGCCCGCACGGGGCGCATGTCCGTTACTCGGCCGGCGCTCCAGACCCTCCCGTCCAGTGACCAGATGATCCGGCGTGCTCTCCTGGCGGAGGAGGGCGGAGTCATGATCTCCACCGACTTTGCAGCGATTGAGATGCGCGTCCTGGCCGCCCTGGCTGACGTCAAGCAGATGAAGAGGGCCATCCTGGCGGGGGAGGACCTCCACGAGTACACGGCCCGCCTGGTGTTCGGGGACGACTTCACCCCCAAACATCGGAAGCTGTGCAAGGGCGTGGGGTTCGGCAAGGTCTACGGCGGTGGGGCGACCACCATTGCCCGCCAGACGGGCGCACCCATGGAGGACGTCCAGCGGGCCATCCGTGCGTACGACCGGGTATACCCGGAGATCAAGAGGGCGTCCGCTCGCTGGCAGCGTGAGGCGTACGCCAACCGCATGGTCACCGTGTCGGCCACCGGCCGACAGCTTCCGCTTGACCGGGACCGTGCGTACGCCGTGGTCAACTACCAGTGCCAGAGCGCCGCGCGTGACTGCCTGGGCCAGGCCCTCATTGACATGAAGGAGCGGGGCCTCATGGAGTACCTCCGTCTTCCGATCCACGATGAGGTCCTGGCGTCCGCCCCCAAGGAGGATGCGGAGGACGTGGCCCGTGCCATCAAGGAGTGCATGACGTTCGATCTGTTCGGTGTCCCCGTGGCCGCCGACGCGGAGATCGGTAAGCGTTCGTGGGGCTCGCTGTACGGCGCGGACGTCTGACCCCTACTTGTGAAGGAGATGTGACGCCCCCTCCGTGACCGGATGGTTACGGAGGGGCCACCACCTCACGTGAGGTGGTGGTGGGGTCCGTCACCTTTTCAAGATTCTTTAGCGCGAGGGCCGAACAGGCATCCGAAGGTGGTTGACCCGTAAACCGAAGGTAACGGCCCGCCTGGAACTGATCCCTCCATCGTTCGCAAGGCGGAACCCTCATCACGCCTTGGATTCTTCACGCATCCATCACATCCGCCCCCACGTCTCACCTGTGAATCGGGGTTGTGTCCACCTACTCACGGGTGGTACTATCCCCTCAACAACGAAACACGGCGTGCGCACGCCGTGAGCGTTGGGTCCGGATTCAGGGCTTGGTTCCCCATGCCCTGGCACGCCCTTAGCTCACGCTGCGCGACGCCAACTCTCGCCCTTGTCCGGGCCGCTGACACCAGATCACTGGCCACACACGGACACGGGAGAGACACATGGCGCTCACGGGCGACACCATCACGAACGCGAAGAACGGCGACCTGGAGGCCGTCCAGGCCGTCACGGCGGCCACGGATCGGATCATCGCCTCGCTGGCCCTGGAGGCCGCCAACAAGGGCGGTAAGGGTCACCTTCACGTGGCCACCCTCAAGGAGGAACTGGAGGCGGAGGGGCGCCTGGCGCTCTGGGAAGCGATCAGCCGGTACGACGCCGACCATCACTCCGGCGCCGCCGTGGAGACGTTCCTCTTCCAGCGCATCCGTGGAGCCATCCACGAGTGCCTCCAGCGCACGGTGAACCCGGGTGCGGACCTGGACGCCCTCCGGGTGTTCGTCCAGTGCCTCCGGACCCTCAAGGAGCCGAACCTGGACCAGGCGGCCCAGCTCTGCACGACGCTGCCGGAGAAGGGGCGCCGGCTGTCCGCTGACCGGGCCCAGGCGGCCAAGTTGGCGTACCAGGGTGCCAAGAGCCTGGACGCCCCTCTCCCGGGCTCTGAGGACGGTTCCACGACGCTGGGGGACACCCTGGCGGAACTGGTCCCCTACGACGTCCCGGAGGACCTCCTGGAGGCCAACGACAGGCACGCCCGACAGCGCCACATCCGGCTCACCGTGTTCCGAGCGGTGTTCGGCTCGCTGTCCGACTTCCGACAGGGCGTCCTCCGCATCCGCGCGGAGTTCGGCCAGGGGTCCGACCTGGAGATGGCCACGGAGGACATCCGCCGACTGGCGCGGGACCGGGGCATCAAGGGGGAGGGCATCCTCCCGACGGCCACCGACGTCAACGACGCGTGGCGCAAGGGCGTCCAGCAACTCCGAGAGTCGCTCCCCGTGGACGTCCTCTACCCGGCCTCCTGAGCCGCTGACCCCCGAACACTCGTCACACCAAGGAGAGGAACCCACGATGAACGGCAAGACGTACAAGCTGGCGACCGGCGGCACGGTGGAGGTCACCATCCTCCGGGGCGGGGAAGAGCGGGTAGCGGACATCCACATCCGTGCCGAGGACGGCCGCTCGGTCGCCACGGTCTACCGCTCCGTCCGGGAGGCGGAGGAGATGGTGGCCGGCCTGGAGGAGGTCCCGGCAGCATGAACGCCAAGGACGCACTGGCCTCCGCGCTGGTCAACCTGCGGGGGATGAGCCGCGCGGAGGCGGAGGGCGTGGCGGACGTCGCGCTGTTCGTGCTGGCCGGCGAACTCCGGGAGGGCGCGGACGAGATAGTGGGCGTGCTGGAACGGGGGTGGCCGCACATCGACGGTGATGACGCCATGAAGGGCGTGTTCGCCGCCGCTGACACCCTCTGCCTGGAGGTCGTCGCACCGTGAGCGACGCGCGCCGGCTGGTGGACGGGATTCGGAGCAAGTATTACCCCGGGTCCCGCCCGCTGACCTACTGCCCGCCTGGTCTACAGGATGCCGTCAACAAGATGCTGGCCGACATGGCCGCCGCAACCGGGGTGCCGTTGGCGCTCCTGAGGAGAGAACCCATGCTGAACATCAACGACATCACCGAACTGGAGATGACCACCCAGGGCGGACAGCGCATCCTTGTGCGGGAGGTCAACGGCAAGGTGACCCTGGCCGTGCCGAACCACACGGACGCCAAGCTGACCCTGGCGGAACTCCAGGCGCTGGGTGAGGCGCTGGTCCGAATCGCGCAACGAGGTCGGGAGGGCAGGGACAGCCTCCTGGAAGCCGCCAAGGCTGCGGAGGACTCGCTGTGGGAGGGTATGGGCCTCTCCAAGTCGGACAGCTTCCGGCGGACGTTCGGACCCAAACCGGCCCCCAAGGGCGGGCCGGTGTCGTCCCCGGGGTGGGAGACCTATAGCGGTAAGGAGTTCTCCTGATGAGCGCCACGCCCGACCCCCGGGAGGAGAGACTCCCTCGGTGGGCCCGTGCCATACTCGGCTCGCTCCGACGGGAGTTGCAAGGTCTCCAGGGTGAGGTCAAGTCCCTGGAGCGCGCACTGGCGGAGGCCAAGGGGGGCGTGCCCAACACGGATACGTACCTTGTGGACTACGTACGGGGTAACACTCCGCTCCCGATGGGCTCCCGGATCGGGTTCGAACCCCGACCGGAGGAGGAGACGCGAGGTCGCCGGCGCATCATGTGTTACGTGGACGAGACCGGATGGCTGTACATCCACGGGGACGCCTCGCTACGCGTCCAGCCCCAGACGTCGAACGCCCTCAAGATCAGACTGGAGGACTACCGGTGAGAACACCCATCGTCACGACCAACTACTTCCGTCAGGGCGCCGCAGCGTCCGCCGTGATGCTGGCCGCCCTGGCCACGCTGGCCGGCTGCGACGATGGCCCGGAGTGCCTGGACTACGACACCCAGACTGTTCAGACGACGACCATCGTGAACGGCAAGGTGGTCCCCGGGTTCTCCACCGTGACCGTGTGCACCAGGTACGCGGAACCGTCGCCCAGCGAGTGACCTCCTGACCCCCACTACCTCACGTGAGGTGGTGGGGGCCTCTTGCGTTGCGTGAGTAGGTGGCTTGACGGGTGGCGTGGGTGCCTATAGTCTGAGGCTCCGCCCATCGGGGGCGGACGACTAGGGAGAGACGATGAACGTAGTCAGCGTCAAGGGCGGTAAGGTCCACCTGGAGGACAGTGGCTCTCCCGTCGCGTTCCCGCTGTGCAACTCTGGCTCCCGCAACACGTACACCAAGTTCCGCCACACGGACCAGGATGTGACGTGCAAGGAGTGCGCCGGCATCTTGGAGCGCCGGACCGCCAGGCTGGCCCGTGAGGCGGAGGAGGCTGCCCAGGATGCCGAACAGACCCACAATGAGGAGGAGCTGGTGGAGACCATGGAACTGACCACCCCCAAGGGCATCCGGTTCGCCGCCGGCGAGGCTGGCCGGGAGGCCGCGAACGCTTACGCGGACCTCATGGCGGAGCGCATGGCCGTCCCGGCCGTGGACATCCGGAAGGGTGACCACATCCGGCCGGCGCCCGACGGGCCTTGGTACCCGGTCACGGCGGACGCTCGCCGTTCGCACATGCGCGGTCACGTCTTCATCCGCAGCGGTCAGTACCTGTTCACCCGCCCGGTCGGTGCCAAGGTGGTGCGTCACCACATGGAGACCAGCCTCCAGGTCATGCGTGATGTCGCGGACCAGTACCCGGGTGCCTCGCTGGAACTCCCGGAGCCTGCCGTGGAGTCCAAGGTGGCGCCCTCCCTGTCGGAGCCCCAGGCCAAGGCGCTGGTGGAGACATACCTGGGGCGGGGGAGGACGGACAACTCCGGGGTTTCCGTGGGAACTTGGGCACACCTGGAGTCCCTGTCCCTGGCCTTCCTGGACCCGGACACGCCCCGTGTGGGCATCACGGACCGGGGTAGGGACCTCATCGCCACGGGGGCCGTTGACCTCTTGGACGGGGAGGGCTACCGGTTCCGCATGGAGACCGTGAGAGTGATCGGGGCCGGTGCGATGGTCACCGTTCGAGACTGGGAGACAGGAGAGACTCCGGAAGTCACATCCACCTGGTTCGCCAGCGAGGTGGACGCGAACGTGTTCGTCAAGGAAACCGTGGGGGCACTCATGACCGACGGGTACAAGGAGGTTGCGCAGTAGCCCTCCGGGGCCACGTCCCGCGTAGGCAGGCTCCATCCGGCACCCCCAGTGCCCGGAGCACGTGGTTCGAATCCACGGCGGGACTCCACCAGCCCACCACCTCACGTGAGGTGGTGGGCTTTCTTGCGTCCAAGTATCTGACGGACAGTCAGTTGGTACCCCTGGACTAGAACGACCATTCGAGAGAGGATGGCTATTCGAACGGGTGAGCGAACGTTTCCCCCATGGCGTGTTTGAACGGTCACTTAGCGGTGAACATGGGGGTTACGTGGCTGGAATCGGCATGAGAGGGTCCGATTACCGGTGACCGAACACCTGGTGAACCACCACATGGGGGAGGTAGCTATGGCCCGCAATTTCCCGAAACTGGAAACGCCCACTGTCCGCATTACGGTGGAGTCGCTGGAAAGACCCCAGGGGCCGGACGGCGCAACCTCCTGGAGGGCCTTGGAGGTCCCCGCAGCAAGCGATGAGTACGTGTACACGGTGGGCGAACTCCACCGCATACTCCTGGCCTACGGGGCCGCCATCGGATGCATGCTGATCAAGGCGCACGTGACTGAATTCCGCCTTGTGGCCCGGGGGCTGTTTACCGGGCGTTTGCTGGGCGTTTACGGGCTGTGTTGGGCCTGGGACCAGCGACGGTTCATCCCGCGCGGGCGTCCCATGCTGAGTTGGCCGCCCGTCCATGAGTTGCCCCAGGAGGTGGTGGTGGGGGCCGCGCTACACGCTGGGGAGCCGCTCATCCCTTTCCCACCCCACCGCCGGCCGCACTTGGTGGCGGTAGCCTCCACCGCATGAAGATCACATGGACAGTGGAGGGGTCGGGGGCCGGTGAGGCTCTCGTGGCCGACACGGAGGAGGCCGTGGAGGCCCTCCAGGGAGCCCTCCGCAGCATCGCTGCCGCTATGGACCCAGAGGCCGCCGGGAGGCTCCTCCATAGCCACTGGGGGCCGTTGCGCACGGCCTTACTGACGGACGGCACGACGGCCGTCAACGCGGGGGAGCCCTGGTCCTCCACGTCCGGAGTAATAACGGTGAACACCTACCCACGGCCGTGAGTGTGTGGATAACCTGGCCCCATGACGCCAAGACATGAGGCCCCCGCCCACCTGTTAGTGCAAGGACCGGTCCACGCCCAGCGATGGGGGTCCGTGGGGTTCAAGGTTGATGACCCCCGGGCCCCCGGGGAGTGCCGGCGGGCAGCACGCTGGATGCTGGGGGAGTGGAGGCTCACCTGGGTGCCGGAGCTGGTGGACGACGTGGCCGTAATGGTCAGTGAGCTGGTTACGAACGTCCAGCGTCACGCCGGCGAGGAGTTCCCCGCCGGATCCTTCACGCTGTGGCACCCTGGCCGGCGCCTGGTCCTCACGGTCCACGACAAGGGGGAGTTGCCCTGGAGTAGCGGCTGGTGGTCCCGCGCGCAGTCGGCCGACAACTGGGAGACCGGGCGGGGCCTCGCCCTGGTCCGAACGCTGGCCGCGAACCACATCGGGGAGGTGGACGTGGTGGCCGACGGAGACCGGAAGTGGCCCGGCAAGGTGGTGCGGGTGTCCATGCTGCTGCCTAACCACGCGTACCCGCCCGTGACCAGCCCATTCCAAGCACTGGCCAAGGCTTAAGATCAGGGCATGACCAGGGTGGATTTTGACTGCGACCTATGCGGCCAGTGCCAGGTGTGCCAGGACCTCCGGGAGGCCAGGAGGCTACGGCGCCTGGGGTACAAGGTGGCGGACCTCCCGGAGGCCGAGCGCGAGGCGTTCCGCGCGTACAAGCGACGCGCCACAGCGCTGGGGCGGGAAAGGCAGCGCGAGGCAGACCCGGAGGGCGCGCGGGAGCGCAAGGCGGAGGAGGTGAGGGCCTGGAGGGAGGCCAACCCGGAGCGGGCCCAGGCCCTCAACGCGAAACACAACCGGGAGTACCGGAGACGACAACGGAAACAGCCGGCTAACCCCGCTGAGTGACCAGACCCCCGTCCATGAGGCGGGGGTTTCGTCGTTTGCCCAGGTCAGCGGTAGGTGTACCCTGTGGGGGAGCCATCAAGGACGCACCCCCACGGGGGTAACATCCACTCATGACACTAGGAGTAGTGACCGGTATGGACACCCACGCCGGAGTGTACGCACGCCAGTCCAAGCGGCGGGCCAACAAATCGGAGATCTCCACCGCTGACCAGCTCAAGGAGGGCGTGGCCCGTGCGCGCTCCATGGGGGCCACCCAGATAGCCACGTACGAGGACCTGGGAATCAGCGCCTACTCCGGGGACGAACGCCCCGACTTTGAGCGCCTGGTGGCAGACTGCCGTGCCGGCCGCATCAACGTCCTTATCGTCTACTACATCAGTCGTCTGTCCCGCCGCGAGGTGGCCGACGTCCTCCCGCTCCTCCAGGAACTCCTCACCCGGGGCGTGACCCTGGTGTCCATCACGGAGGGGGTGTTCAAGCGGGACAACATCATGGACCTCATCCACCTCATCTTCCGCCTGGACGCTGCCCACCAGGAGTCCAAGAACAAGTCCCTGGCCGTGAAGAACGCCAAGGACCGGGCCCGCGCGCTTGGTGGGCACGTCGGCTCCGCCCCCTTCGGGTTCGAAACCTATGAAGTCATCGTGCAGACGAAAGGGGAAGACGGACGCTCCCGCCCCGTCGCAATCCGCCGCCTCCGCCCCAACAAGGAGGATTGCAAGATTGCCGTTGAGCACATCTTCACGCCCGTCCTGAAGTACATGGACCTCCCGTTTGACCCCACCCGATCCGAGTTCCATCCCGGCTCCGTCTCCGGCGTCACAACGGCCATGAACCAGAAAGCCATTCCCACGCGCGGGAAGAAACTCGGAAAGGCCAGGGCCACCGCCCAATGGGAGCGGAAGACCATCCGCCGAATCCTCATGGACCCCCGGTTCATCGGCTATGAAGCGGACACCATCTACAACTCCGCCGGCACCCGGAAGATCAGTAGTTACCGCATCCGCCGGGACGAGAACGGGAACCCCGTGAGGACCTCCTGGGAGCCCATCGTGGACCCCGCCGACTGGTGGCGCATTCAGGAGTGGCTCGCCGGACGCCAGGCGGCCAAGGGCAACAACCGGGGAGGCTCGCTCCTCTCCGGGGACGGCCTGGCCTGGTGCCCGTGCGGCTCCACGTTCGGACAGCACAGCTTCCCGCCCGTCAAGGAGCGCAACCGAGACCGCACCAGGGTCTACCGGTGCACCAAGGGCCAGCGCCAGAGTGACGTCCACACCGGTGCCGTCATGGTCTCCATGGCCAACCTGGACAACTACGTCGTCAACCGGATCTTTTCGCTGATCGGCGCAGCGGAGGGCGATGAGGACACACTCCTGATCCTCCTGGAGGCGCAGAGGAGATACGGGAGGCTACGTGAGAACCCGGAGACAGCGGGGGAACGGGACCGCATCCTCACGGAGCGCGCAGAGGTCCGCCAGGGCCTGGAGGACCTGTACGACGAACGGGACGCCGGCGGGTTCCGCACAGACATCGGTAGGCGCCGGTTCCTCAAGTCGGAGGCAGCGCTGGGGGAGCGCCTGGAGGGCCTGGACCGGCGCCTGGCGGAGCTGGAGGAGGCGCACGCCCCCAAGTTGCCGCTGGCCATGTGGGAGGCGGAGGGACGGGACCCGATGCGTGAGGGTGGCTGGTGGTCCACCAGGAGCCTGGAGGACCAGCGTGAGTTCGTGAGGCTGTTCGTGAAGCGGGTGACCGTGAGGCCGCTGAAGCGTCGGGGGGTGGCGGAGCCGATGCACGAGAGGGTCAAGATCGAGTGGCATCGGCCCACGGAGGAGGTAGACCTGGTGGCGTAGGCCACACTGTACACACGAGAGGGTCTCTGCTCACATGAGCGGGGGCCCTTTCTTCTTGCCCTTTAGGTCACGGAACGGTAACGGCCCCGTGGGCCCGGGTGACGTTCGGCGGGGCCGATGACGCTCAGCGGGCGGGGACGGGGCTCCCGCACCCCCTCTGACCTGCAAGAATGATGGCAGTGACGATTGAGATAGTGATCTGAGTATCACATAAGAAAACCTATAGGCATCCCGGGATGACGGGCACGTCCGTCACTTCGTCACTCGGCCTCCGGCCCCCGCACGCTGGGCCGCCGGCCCCGGATCACCAGGCGCACACACGCGAACCCCTGGAGGTCCACATGAGAGTCTTCCGTGTCTGCCACCGGTGGCATGACCGCTACGGCCACGGTATCGGCACCGGCCCCTACGCGTTCGGCTACACGTCGTTCCCGGAGTACGCGGCCAGGCTGGCCGACCCCATGCGCTGGTGCCACCGGGGCGGGACGCACCCCTCGCCCCTTGCGGAGGGCATCGACTTCGACCCGTACGACGTGTGCGGGTTCCCCTCCATGGAGGCCCTCACCACGTGGTTTGAACACCACTGGCGCCTCCGTCTACACCAGGCCGGGTTCCGCATCACGGAGTTCGAGACCCCGGAGGAGTACGTGAAGCGGGGCCAGTGCCAGGTCATGTTCGACGCGCGCAAGGCCAAGGCCAAGCGCCACCACACGCTGGCCCATGGCTGTGACCTCCTCCACGAGGGGCGCGACCTCAAAGCGGAGGACCAGATGTGCACGTCCACGTGGCGACTCTCGGGAGGCACGGACAGGGACCTGCGTCCCGGTCCGGAGGACGTCATCATCCGGGTGCCCCGTCGGCCCCGCCCGGTCCCCGGGCTGGTCTGATCTCAGGCCGCTGGCACCAGATAACTACTCAGAGGCCGCTCCGGATGATCTCCGTTGAGCCGGCCTCCGCCCCCAGGCTCCCCGGCCTCTCTCCCCGGGTTGAGCCTGGGGGCCCCGCATCCGTAGCTCAGTTGGTAGAGCGGCCCCCCGTAAGGGGTGACGGTTGATGCGCTGGTTCGAGTCCAGCCGGATGCACGCTGCCCACCAGGGCCCTCACGGGTCACCAGTGGGCTAACCCCGCCAGGGCCCGAGTGCGGTCACCAGCGGGCAATGGCTTGTGACGCAACGGCAGCGCACCGGGTTGTTACCCCGGGGGTTCCTGGTTCGAATCCAGGCAGGCCAGCAAGGCTCCGCCGGACCGGCCCTTGACCGGGAAGCAACGCGGAGCCCAGGGGGTCTCACGAAGAGTCCGTCCCTAGTACGTCGCCTAGTCAGCGACCGAACCGGAGGGCGAGCCGGTACGAGTCCGGTCCCCCGCACGCCCCCCTAGCTCAGCGGTAGAGCAACCCCACCATGGGCCCTTCAAAGGTGCGGGGAGGTCGCTGGTTCGAATCCAGCGGGGGGCTCCAGGAGCGGGACACAGCATGGCGCCGCTGTTGCGCGTAGGTGCTGCTAGGAGGCACACCCCCGACGTTCGAGGGGGAGGCCGGGGGTTCAAATCCCCCACGCGCAGCGTCCCGCTCCTCACACGTCCTCCGGATCGATCCCTGTAGCGCTCTGCGCCGATCACATCGCCGGAGGCGCTAACCACCCACTCACGTGAGGTGGTGCTCCGGAGAGAGGATCGCAGCATGGCCACGCGCAACACGCGCTCACAACGTAGACGACGCGATGTCATCGCGCACGGGCCGAACGCTGCGGCCCTCCTCCGGAGGCACATCCGTGAGGAGTTCGCCCAGCATGGCCGCCGGCCACAGTGTGCTAGCTGCCCGGCGCAGCCCCTGCCCTCTCTCGTGGAGATTGACCACGTAGTCCCCATCCATAAGGGTGGTGCGGACACGGCGGCCAACGTGCAGGTGCTGTGCAAGCCGTGTCACCGGGTGAAGACCCACGCTGACTGTGGGTACTCCACCCCCCTGTTCTAACCCACCCCACCCCTTGTGGGTGCGGGTATGCACACCCCCATACGCCACCCCAGGGACGTCCCAGGGTGGTCCCGCTCCACCCCCCTACCCCGTGGCACGGCCCATACCTGGGGGCTCATGAGGTAGGGGGGCTGTATGCCTACACGTCCACGCAAGCCATGCTCGCAGCCTGGTTGCTCAGCGCTCACACCAAGTGGTGGTCCATGCGCTGAGCACAAGAGGCAGCGAGAGAGGCGACGTGATGAGGATGGCGCAAGTGCGTATCGCACGACGCGATGGCAGCGTACGCGCAAGCGGTTCCTTTACTTGAACCCTTGGTGTTCACTCTGTGCACGTCAGGCAACCGTGGCCGACCACTGGCCAGTATCCAGGCGTGACCTGGTGCGCCAACAGGTCGATGATCCCGATGCTCACAAGCACTTGAGGCCGCTGTGTACGCGCTGTCACAACAAGGAGACGGCACGCTTGCAGCCTGGTGGGTTCGTCGCTGCGAACGCGCGTCCCGTGCTCCGCTTGCCGGCCCCGCCCCCTGGGGGGTGACCCCCGCCCGTGCCGGAGGTTCAACGGCAGGGA